GCATCCAATAGTGCCGCAGTTGATTTAAACTCTGACTTATCATAGTTACGATATCCCGCAACATTACGAATCTTCAACTGGAAGTCAGCACCCAACCAGAAATCAAATGGGTTCACCGGAGTTTCGCCAGGAAATTGAGGTTGCATCACATCCATAATCTTATCAAAGATTTTCTTACCAAAGTCATAAAGGAATACTTTACCTTCATTGGCAGGATTGGATGGATCACTGATTACCATGATGTTCGCGACATAGTGCAGTCTACGTTTCTGCTTACGTGCGATCTCTTTATCTTCATCAATCCCAGAGTTCCACAAACGAGAGTTGTGTTCACTCACTGGATCATTGTTACCCAGAGTAGTCAAAGACTTCTCTACATACCATTGTCCGGTAGGACCTTTAAAGAAATGGTCAAAGTAACGTACCCAAGGTAGTTCTTGACCTTCTGCGGCAGGAAGAAAACGAATCTGTGCGAAACCATTACCATTGTCATCAACAGTAGGTTTCCAGAAACGCAGGTCTTCGTATTTGTTTTTAGATTGTGTTACCCCTGAGACTTGCTGTGCCGCTTGTGCCAGTTTTGACACGTCTAGGGAATTAGATTTTAGGTTTGCAAAAGACATATTATGTTCTCCGTATATTTGCGTATTAGTTGTATTATGAGTATTAATTGTATCATAACGTAATTTGAAAGTCAATACCTTTATTTAGTATTTGGTAAACTTTCACTTTTTTCAAGAAAGTTGAGTTTCATTGCTTCAAACTCAATCTTCTCTTTGATAGATATCGCGATGTATTTCTTGATATCCTCAATCTCTAGGTTATTCTTTTCACAAAGATAAACCACTGTGTCCATATAAGACATAGACTCTTTCTTCACACAGTCTTCAACCATCTTGGTGAACTTCTTCTTGTTCATAAAAGAAGATTCATCGTTAGAAGAATCAACTCCACCCATCTGGAAATCAACTTGCATATTCTTTATCCTTCTCAAATTCTAGTTCCAGTTCGCGAGTCCATACTTGTGCGATATCAGGATACCAAGTGTTGTAAGATCGTTTGGGAGTTCCGTCAGCATGGTATGCCATAGCAACACACACCTGTTGAATTCGTCCCTCACGTTGTTCACCATAACGAAAGTCTGACCATATACCACCACTAATATATTTCTTCATATTAGAGATGTATACCTCAAGGGATATGTACTCTGCTCGTTCCTTCGCGACCTTAGAGGTTTTATAACTCTTCATACCCTTGAGTTCATCTTGATTTGACTTCAACCATACCTTAACCTTCTTCCAGTGAAGGAAATGGTCTTCGTCTAAATCTCTGATACTATGATGGACAGACTTACTTCCATCCGCACCACGTGCTTCACGTGCCTTCGCAAGACGTTCAATTGCCGCTGCCTTCTGTTCTGGAGACATTGGTTTACGTGTGCGTTTCACTTTTTTACGTTCAAAACCTAACGCATCCAGATTTGCCTTCTTCTTTGCGTCTCTGGTACGTTTTGCTTTTTGTGCGGGTGTAAGTGTCTTTTTCATAATATTATATAGTATACATTAAACTGCGTTAAAAGTCAATAGCGAATCAACACGAAATGATCTCCAATCGTTAACACCCAAATCAAACACGCGAACCGCAACTTGGTTCTTCTCAGTATTTGCATTGGCATCAGTCTTGGGCATCTTATCTTCTGGTATCATATCGGATACCAGTGTTGCCTTCATCTCACGTACTGCACCATCCTTCACCTTAGTGAACGATAAGTTTACTGCACCCAGTCTCAGGGTGTTTACTATTTCTTCATAAGTCATATTTTTCTCCATTATCACTTTTCCTATTGTAGTTTAAAAATGTGTAGTACTTGAAACACAAGAATGAAATATCTAGGCAGAATCCATCATAGAAATTAACACTAATAGATGGGGTTAACCAGAACTCTCTTTCAGATGTCCACTGATTTACAAAACGATGTTCACGTTTGCGATCATAGTCATCAATATCGTGCATTATGCCACACCTTCCTTAAACCATATTGGGGTTTCGGTATTCTTCCACTTTGCGAAGTCTACCTTCTCTTTGATGTAGTAGAAACGGTATGCTTCTACAGGGTCTTCACGTTTGCAATACTCAGGCATTGCTTGTGCGAATTTGGTAAGTCTTACGACTTGTTTAATATTACGTGGTGCAAACCACAGGTAACCACCTAACTTATCATAGGTAGCATGAACACGTCCGTATCGTTTCTCATACTCCTTTGCAGTTGCTTGGAAGTGTTTGAACAACCATCGGTAGTTCTTGTCGTTCTCACGAGTCCAGATATTGGACGGGTGATTGACATGAGATGCTTTGTACAAATCGTTTTGACGTGCATCTTCTTTCAGTCTCCATCGTTTGATGTTACGACCATTCTTGGTCTTGTCTGTGTACAACTCACCGTCTAGTACACGATGTGCAGTAGACAGCATCTGACCGTACTCAGTGACCATCTTGACCACGTGTTTGTCACACATCATCTGTGCGGCAACAATAGGGTCATTGTCTAGGTGAAATATATTCATAGTAACGATATCTCCGCAAGATATTGTTCAACATCACCCATTGTGAGATTACCAATAACATCATTAGTTATGTGTGTATCATAACACAGGTCACCATCATTGTCAAGTACCGCAATCTCATAGAGACCTTTTCTGCCTCCAAAGGACATATCATGCTTGACCACAGAGGCACCATAACCATTATCAAATTTATAGACGAGTTGATACCCATTCAATTCTGGCATATCAAACTTCTCAATTGTGCAACCACCTTGGATTGATTTAACTTCCGATTGCATTATAGTATCCCTCTGCCATCACACGATATTTTAATTCATTTGAAACTTGTTCTTTGACATAGAGTTCGGAACCAGTAAACCATTGACACGCATCACGCATATCATTCAGTTCTGATGTAGGGATGACAGTGTCAATCGGCATCTTCCAGTTCTCCATACCCTCGGTGAGTATATCAAACTTCTCGGTCAGAACGTCAATGCGTTCTTGGGTTGCGAAGGTAATCATACATAAACCTCCGTGTTGAAGACTTCACGTTCCTGATACATACCAGTGACCTCGGTACTCTCTCTACGAGCAACAACATAGGTATTCTCATACCCATAGTTCTCTAACTGTGACTGGTAGGTAAACGCAGTCTCACGGTCATAACAGGGAGTAAAGAAACCTGCAAGGGGTTTCTCGGTTTCGGCACAACGAACTACATAAGTTACTTCAGACATAATATACTCACTCTTCTCATTATCAATACAAGGGTATTATAGCACACTCTTGGGGGCATTGTCAAGTAAAAACTCCATATTTTTTTCAATATATTCATCCAAGGTCAACAAAGGTTCGCCATATGCATCACGTTCTATACAGTTCTCTTGATACATCTCATTTGCGAATATATCAAATGGGGTACGAGGGTCTGGATTTAGTAGATTTTCCATGTTATTTTCCTATATGTTTAATGTCGGATTGGGGTATTACTTGATAGGCACCCTTGTTGAATGCAGGTGCGACAGTGAACTTCTTGGATTCCTCTAGTTTGTATGAGGTATCATTGGTTTGGGTATATCCCATATCATTACGAGAAGGATACTTCTCACGATGGGTGTCACGGTGTACAGAGACTGATTCTAGGGGTTTAAACTCTGGTTTGTACCGTTTGGTCTTAGTCCACGCATTGGTCTTACGTTTGCGTCCTGATGCATCATACCGCATTGCCCCATTGAATGTTTGCATATCATTTCCTCTTTCTCTCACTATTATACATATAATACACGAATCAGCATACTTTGTCAAGTACTTTAAGTAAAAAACCTTATAAATAGATGAACAGGAGAACAATTATGACAGAACTATTTGACTTTGGGTTTACACTTGTAGATGAGAATGAACTGGACGCAGTGCAGAATGCACAGGCACAGGTTAAGAATGTCTCTACATCTGTCTCCGAGACACAAGAAAAATTAGACAGTTTGTTCAATGCGATTCAACCCCTACTGAACAACCTCAAACAGAACCCAGAGAAAGAGTACATACTCTGGCCAAACAGACTAGAGAAGATAGAACTGTTTGAAGACCATATTCAGACGATCTACTCAGGAACAAAGTAATGATTCTATATAGAACCCAACCTAAGAATTCTATAGAGAACACTATCGTCAATCTCGCGACCAAGGAAAAGTTGCTAGAAGACTTCCGTGATAGTGTACCAAAGTTTCAAGGTAAGGATACTAAGTTTTCAGACATAACTACCCTCGTAACAGACGCATCCATCTTGGATGGCATGATTGCAACTTCGGGTTATCAAAACATTCTTGTGGTACCTTCGTTTCAAGATCACGAATACAGTAGACTAAGAGATCGTAACTATCGTCCAATTAACAGTGCGGGAGACCACCTCTTTCCTGTTGTACATATGATAAACGAAACGCATGGCAACCTCTATGTTGCACAACCCAAGGTGGGTAATATCTTCACTGAAATATACGAGAAGTATGATGTCAATATGATAAGAAGTGATAGTTGGTTCAAAATAGATAGTTCTTTTAAAATGCCTAAGACTGATGTAAAGTTTGATGCTGTTGTCCTACTAGGAAACGAAGGTATCAAGAGAGGCAGTTTCCGTGCTCAAGATGTCAAGAAGAAGTTTGCAAAGTATTGTACTGACAACTTCCAATTGGTTGATGTCTATCGTGGTAATCTACGGAAACTTAATGGTGGTAGTAAAGAGAAACCCAATGCTATTAATCGTCTAATTACATCGGTAAACACCCCAAAAGTTATATATTCTCCCAAGGAAAAGTTCGGTATCTCTTCAGAGGTCTTAGAGCAACTCCAGACCTTGAAAGGACAATTACAGTATCATCGTCTTGTGGACAATTTAAAAACTATAGATCAATGGTATAAAGTTTATGAGTAACGATAAGTTTTTTGTTGTAAAGTCTTCGGATGGGGGTGAGGTTCATAGTCGCATTCTCACCCAAGATGGTATCACTGATTTGTACAATAAGGTAATGGAAGTCATTGCAGGACATCCCTCTTATGATTACACAGAGGAAGACATGTTCGTCAAGATGCTCATTTTGCAGGGCATATGTGTATCCAACATTATCGCAATGATGGGATATTCTAAGATACTTGTAGTACCTTCATTCAGAAACAGTAAATTTCCTTCGTTATATAATCATGGTGACCAAGACGTTAGATACAACCTCATCAACAACCTTTGGCCAGTCATCAACTCATTCTTTGGGCAAGACCCACATATATACTACACATTCCCTAGTGACCATGTATCATTCTGTCGCGACCTTGCCAGAGATTTCCATGTTGACAATGTAGTCTGTAATAAACGATATGTGATGGGAGATGATACATTCTGGGTAGAGAACGAAGGTATTGAGTTTGATGCGGTGTTCCTTGCGGGACAACCCATTGATGACGGAGTGACATTTGCAGCGGCAGATATCAAAGCAGACTTTGCGTCTATATGTACCGAGGACTTTGATCTCATTGAGATGTATGACGAGGAAGGTGTAGATGGACTTTCACTGCGTAATCACTTAAAGAATAACACATTGAAATCACACGAGATGCCACCAAGACGCACCAGACTAACAGGTGAGGAAAAGGACATTCGTGAAATTTGTGAATATATAAATAACAATACTGTAAAGATAAACCCAACAGAAGGGAATCTGGCAAACATAGTACCAAGATTGTCAACCCTATTCCAAAGAGAACTAAAAGTTTACTAGAGGACACACAATGGAAAAGTTAAACGAACTAAAAGAATTAATCGTTGAAAAACACGATGATCTATATCACTACGCACTACTCAAGGCAAACCTTGGTACCAGAGCAGTAGCATTCATTGAAGGTGTGGTGGTAGCACTATTACTGGTGTGGATTCTCTAATGATTAAGTTTAAAAAGTTTATGACAGAGGGTGTAGATGACCCCGCAATCTTCAAAGCAGTTTTTCTTGCGGGTGGTCCCGGCAGTGGTAAGTCTTTTATCGTAGGTAAGACAGGACTTCCTGCTCTCGGTCTGAAAGTTGTAAACTCAGATGACGCATATGAAACTGCAATGAAAAAGGCGGGACTTGAAATGTCTCCCGATAATATTTTCTCAGTTCAAGGTCAAGACATCCGTGGTCGTGCAAAGGCACTTACTGGTAAGAAACAGGCACGATACCTTATGGGTAGACTTGGTGTTGTGGTTGATGGAACTGGTAAAGACTTTGAAAAGGTCAAGAAACAAGCAAAAGCAATGAAAGACTTAGGTTATGATATCGCAATGATATTTGTTAACACTGACCTTGATACTGCAATTGCACGTGATGCCGCTCGTGACCGTACCATTGGTGAGAAAGAAGTTACCAACTACTGGAAGACCGTTCAAAAGAACATAGGTGCATTCCAGACTTTCTTTGGTAAACCTAATATGCTTATCGTTGATAACTCTAACGGTAAAGACTTCAAAGTAGAAACTCTCCGTGCGTACAAAGATGTTAAGAAGTTCTTAGGTAAAGCACCAGACAATGTCAAAGCAAAGGCATGGATTAAACAAGAAA